GCATCAGCATTTGATCGCATCAATGTTCGCCGTCTGTTCTTAACTATTGAACAGGCACTTGAAAGAGCAGCACAAGCTCAACTCTTCGAATTAAACGACGAACTAACAAGAGCAAACTTCAGAAACATTGTTGAACCATACCTCCGTGATGTTCAGGCTAAGAGAGGTCTTTATGGATTCCTCGTTGTTTGCGATACCACAAACAACACTCCAGATGTCATTGATAATAATGAATTTAGAGCAGACATCTACCTGAAGCCTGCTAAGTCCATTAACTATGTAACTCTAACATTCGTTGCAACCAGAACTGGTGTAGCGTTTGAAGAAGTTGCTGGTACTGTTTGATCCCCACTAACTAGTACAAAAAGGAGGACCTAAAAAATGGCAGAATCTACAATCAGCAAGTTTAAATCAGTGATGAAGGGCGGCGGCGCTCGTCCCAATTTATTTGAAGTTGTTCTAACTGACTTCCCAGGTGAAGCAGAGTTTGATGCAGATGAGTTTTCAATTCTCTGCAAGGCAGCTGCTCTCCCTGCGTCTAACGTAGCATCAATTGATGTTCCATTTAGAGGCAGAATCTTCAAGGTTGCTGGAGATAGAACATTCGATACTTGGACTGTCACAGTCATTAACGACGAAGACTTCAAGATCCGCAAGGCAATGGAATCTTGGATGCAGTTCATTGCACAATATGAAGATGGAAGCGGTGCAGTCGATCCCAATGACTACATGAGGGACGTATACGTTAAGCAACTGAAGAGAACCGCTAGTGATATTGGTGCAACTTCTGGGGGTGGTTTAGAAACCGCACATACCTATAAGTTCTATAGTGTATTCCCAACCAATATTTCTCAGATTGATCTTTCATATGATAGCTCAGATACTATCGAAGAATTCACCGTAGAATTCCAAGTTCAGTACTGGGAACCTTCAAATGAAGAAGTATAAATAGTCTGAAGGTCAATCAAAGACAACAATAAATTATGGCAAGACTATTTGGTTTTTCTATTGAGGATAACGAACCACTATCACCATCTACAGTATCTCCCGTCCCTCCTAATAATGAGGACGGGAGTGATTTTTATCTGACCAGTGGTTTTTTTGGTTCATATGTAGATATTGAGGGTGTATATAGAACAGAATCCGACCTGATTAAAAGATATCGTGAGATGGCACTTCACCCAGAATGTGATAGTGCCATTGAAGATATTGTAAATGAAGCAATTGTATCAGATACTAATGATTCCCCAGTAGAAGTTGAATTATCAAATTTGAATGCAAGTGATGGTATCAAAAAATTAATTAGACAAGAGTTTAAGCATATCTTAGAACTTTTAGATTTTGATAGAAAATCTCACGAAATTTATAGAAATTGGTACATTGATGGTAGATTGTTCTATCACAAAGTTATTGATCTTAAAAAACCAGAAGAAGGAATTCAAGAATTAAGATATATTGACGCATTAAAAATGCGTTATGTCAGACAAACAAAGAAAAGACCAGGAGACGAACTCAGAATTTCCAATAGGAATTTTGATAATCCTATGGATTATGAGTTCCCAGAGATTGAAGAATACTTCGTCTATAATCCTAAAATGACTTATCCTACAGGAACTCCAGCTCCTGGATCTTTTGGTGGATCAAATCAAGGAATCAAAATGACAAGAGATTCCGTGACTTATTGCACTTCAGGTCTTGTAGATAGAAATAAGGGATCGACACTTTCATATCTTCATAAAGCAATCAAGTCTCTCAATCAACTCCGCATGATTGAGGATTCTCTGGTTATTTACAGACTATCTCGTGCTCCAGAAAGAAGAATTTTCTACATTGACGTAGGTAATCTCCCTAAAGTAAAGGCAGAGCAATATCTTCGTGATGTTATGATGCGCTATCGTAACAAACTAGTTTATGATGCAAATACTGGCGAAATTCGTGATGACAAAAAATATATGGCAATGCTAGAGGATTTCTGGCTTCCTCGCCGTGAAGGTGGTAGAGGAACTGAAATCTCAACTCTTCCTGGTGGTCAAAACCTTGGGGAAATTACAGATATCAACTACTTCCAAGAAAAACTTTATCGTTCTCTGAACGTTCCAGTTTCTAGAATTGGTGGAGATGGTGGATTTAATCTCGGAAGATCTTCAGAAATTCTTCGTGATGAAGTTAAGTTCAGTAAGTTTGTTGGGCGTCTGAGAAAGAGATTCTCTCACATGTTCAATGATATGCTTAAGACTCAACTTATTCTTAAGAATATTGTTACTCCTGAAGATTGGGACATCATGGAAGAACATATTCAATATGACTTCCTATATGATAATCACTTTGCAGAGTTGAAAGAAGCAGAACTTCTTAACGAAAGACTTAACATGGTTCAAGTTGCAGAACCATATATTGGCAAATACTTCTCACAAGATTATGTAAGACGTAAGATTCTACGTCAAACTGATCAAGAAATTATTGATCAGGATAAGTTGATCAAGAAAGAAATCAATAAAGGTATTATCCCAGATCCAAATGCACCTATTGATCCTACTACTGGTATGCCAATTCCACCTGGACAAGAGGGGCAACTGGGAGATCTTGGGCAACCAGTAATGGAACCAAATATGGACTCCCAAGGAGCGGCAACTGAAGCTGACGGATCTATCGTAGAACCAAAGTCAGAACCAACCAAGATGCCCAGGGGTGGCGAAATATAAATATAAACGATTACTATTGAGAATTAACAATGGATGATTTAATGGACATGATTGCTGCTGATGAGTCTCCTTCGCAAATTAGTGACAAGATCAAAGATCTTCTTTTTGCAAAGTCCGCAGAAAGAATCAATGATTTTAGACCTTCAGTTGCATCTTCTTTTTTTGGAGATGATGAAGAAGTAGAAGTAGAAGTAGAAGTAGAAGAAGAGGAATAATGAAATCATTTGAGCACAAATATCTAAAAATGCGTTAAGTTTAACTTGGAATACTGATTGATTAAGAAATTTATAAATAACTAAAAGTGTATCTATACAATAATGGCACATAGACCTATTGGGGCAGCAACATCTATAGCAACTAGTGGTACAGCCACTACAACTTCAGCAATTTCAGTTCAAAGCGACGTTTTTAGAATTGTTGCAGTAAATACTGATGCATATGTTGCTATTGGAACTGATCCAGTTGCTGCAAAAACTGATTATTTGATTTCGGCAAATACTGCAGCAACTCTTGCTGTAAGTAAAGCGTCCCAAAGAGTTGTTGGTGTTACAACAGGAACAACAACAATTATCACATGTCCAGAAGGAACTCAAATGCCATTTGGTATTGGTGAGTGCGTAACTCTTTCGGGAGCAAATGAATCTCTTTATAATACAACAATTAATCATGCAAGAGTAACTTCAGTGAATACAAACTCAAGTTATGATGGAAATTTTCAAACATCCATTACAGTTGATGCCGATACCAGTGGTATTCTAACAGCATTTTCATCTAGAGATGCAACACTAAGAAGATCCATTAAAGTTTCTGCAATTAGTCAAGGTGGAACGGGTGGTTCAATTCATGTTCAACAAGTACAAATTTCAGGACAAGCATGATGAAACTCATTAGAGAAGAAATCGAATCCGTAGATTTTATTGTAGAAGAAAAGAACGGTACAAAATCTCTCTACATTGAGGGTATTTTCCTTCAAGGAGATATTAAAAATCGTAATGGTAGATTATATCCTATGGAAACTCTCCGTCGTGAAGTTTCTCGTTATAATGAAGGATATATTCAACCAGGAAGAGCCCTTGGAGAACTTGGTCACCCAGATGGTCCAACCGTAAATCTGGATCGTGTTTCTCACAAGATCACCTCTCTCAAAGAGAGTGGTAGCAACTTCATCGGTAAGGCAAAGATTTTATCCACACCAATGGGTAAAATTGCGGGGTCACTTATTGGTGAAGGTGTGAAACTTGGTGTTTCCTCTCGTGGTATTGGTTCTTTAAGACCAACCAGAGAAGGATACAGTGAAGTTGGTGAAGATTTCATGCTTGCAACTGCTGCTGATATCGTAGCAGATCCTTCTGCTCCTGATGCCTTTGTATCAGGAATTATGGAAGGTAAAGAGTGGGTTTGGGATGGAGGTATTCTTCGTGAAAAACTCGCTGAGAATACCAAGAGAAGAATCAACACTTTAGTTTCTCAAAGAGAACTTGAAGAGCAAAAACTAGATCTCTTTAATGATTTCCTAAATTCACTATAATTAGTGTAATTTATTAAATTATAAATAAATATAGATTAAATTAGAGGTTAATCGGAGAGTTCAAATGTCTCGTGGAGATTTACAAGAAATGGAAGTAGGCACTAAGCAATCCAGAACCGCTGTCAATGCAAATGCTAAGGCAGCGGACGCAATGCCAAAACTGACTACAGGTATTCCTGATGGTCAAACTGGTAGCTGGGAAGATCTTGGAGGTCCAGATCCTACCAACTATCGTCCAGATGATGATTCAGCAAAACTGAAGACCCCTGGTACAACCCTTAAGCAAGTTAAGGATGTTGTAAATAAGGGTGCGGCAGCTGCTGATGCAATGAAAGGTATGAAGGAAGAAGAAGAACTCGATGATGAAGAAGTCATCTCCGAAGAAGAAGAGATTGAAGAGGAAGAAGTAGAAGAAACTGAAGAAGTCGAAGAAGAAGGTGACGAAGAGGAAGAAGAAGAAGTTGTAGAAGAAGAGTATGATATCGATGAAGATGTCAATGCTCTCCTCGGCGGAGAAGATCTTTCAGAAGAGTTCAAAGAGAAGGCTAAGACAATCTTTGAAGCTGCCCTGAGATCTAAAGTTTATCAAATTAAGGAAACCCTTGAAGAGCAATATGCTACTGCTCTTGCAGAAGAAGTTGAAGAAATCAAGGGCGAACTTGCAGAGCGTGTTGATGCATACCTTGAGTATGTGTCAGAAGAGTGGTTCCAAGATAACGCTCTTGTTATCGAGAGAGGTCTGAAGTCAGAAATGACTGAATCATTCCTTGTCGGTATGAAAGAACTTTTTGAAGCACATTATGTATCAATCCCTGAAGATAAATATGATGTTCTTGAGAACATGGTAGAAAAACTTGATGAAATGGAGACAAAACTCAACGAGCAAATTGAGAGAAATATCTCCCTCAACAAGCGTCTTGCAGAGTCGGTTGCTGATGGAATCTTAGATCAAGTTTCTGAGGGCCTTGCTGCTACTCAGAAAGAGAAGCTCGCTTCACTTGCCGAAAGTGTTGAGTTTGGAAGTGATGAAGAATATCGTGAGAAGCTAGAGACTCTAAGGGAAGCATATTTCCCATCGAAGGGAGTTTCTCAATCAGCTAAGTCTGATACTCTTTCAGAAGGTGTAAGTTTTGCTCCCGATTCTGTTTCGGGTCCAATGGCTGCATATCTGAAGACTCTTTCAGCATTTAGCAAATAATTGAATTTAATATAATTCAAACCCCAAAAACGCACTTTAGTAAAAGGTAAAACGCAAATGTTCCATAACGAGCATCTGCAGGAAAAGTGGGCACCAATCCTCAACTATGAGGGTCTTGATTCAATCAAAGATTCCCATCGTAGAGCGGTAACCGCAGTCCTGCTAGAGAACCAAGAAAAATTCCTCCGTGAGCAAAACGCATTTGAGTACGGCGGATCATTCCTGACAGAGGCGCCATCAACCAACAACACTAACTCAGGAACCAGTGCTGGTTTCTCTGGCGGTGCAGCGGCTGCTGGTCCTACCGCAGGTTTTG